ATATGTGAAATTCAATGCGATGACAAAGGGTGGAAAAATCGCAAGTACCACCTCATCTCCATCGTTTCTCACAGGTACAGCAGACGAACAATTCAGAGCATCAAAAACATCTGTCAAAATTGCTTCTGATATCTCTGGTCTCTCTGGTGCGAGTTTTTGCCCAGAATTAGTGTGACCAATTTGATTGATTTTTCAAATATTCAATCTATCGAGTTTCAGATCTGTTTTGAAAGTAATTCTCATTAGACAGGTCGAGTGAGGATATATTGATGGCTATCTCACACGAGAGAGCTGTGTTTTTTTGCACCACGGACATCATAGGTATATGTGCCATCATTTACCCTATCACCTACGACAATCGCCGTGTGTGTGCCATCTGTCATCATGCGATAAGCGAAGAATACTCCCTGGCCATCAAAAGACTGGACCAGGTCTTCGTCGATTTGATTCATATACACCACAACACCAGTCGCGACAGATGAAAAAGTACGAGTATTCGTACCAGAGACGCGTAGAATAGAGATGGTTGCGTTGGTGGTAGGGAGTGGCATATCTATATGACAGAAAATACTTTGTACTTATTGATCACAGTATTGAGATGGCTTTTTTCTGCTGTACCGAGAGTATCGAGTACAGAGCTGTCATAGTTCACACTGAGAAGGTCTTGTTTGAATGACGACATTCCCTGAGCTTGACGACTATTCCATATAGCACCAGTGATTTCCTTGATAGCGAGCTTCACATCATCGGGAATAGTGGATATACTAGAGTATCCGCTCGTATAGACTATCTTGTAGCGATATGGGAATGAGGTCGGAGCAGAGATGAACTCATCAAATTCGAGCTTCTGGCCATCGAGAGTATAGTCCACATCTATCGTGCCAGGACTAGCACCATTTATACTTGTGATGGCTGTAGGCTTGTGAGTCTTGAGGAAAAAAACACGACCATTATCACGCACATTCGCTACAGGATGAATCTCTGTTTTCGTACTCGTGAGAATACCAGTTGCAGAGCCAATGAGCGTATCAAAAAGAGCCTCAGCCCCGAGAAGTATCGAGGCGAGAGTGCTATTATCTGGAGCACCAGTGAAAGCAGATGCTTCGGCTGTTGTGATATACTTCGCCATTGGATGAAATGATTATTTTTGAGGTGTCTTCGGTGCTTTTTGAGCTTTTTCGACAGCAGGTGTCTTCGGTGCTTTTGGAGCTTCGCTCCCTACCACCTGGAATCCAGCGAGTTGGTATCGCTTGATTTCCTTTTCATCAATTTCGATATCGATGATTTCTCCTTCTGATACTTTCGTTTTGACCTTTTCTCCAGGGAGGAAAATGAGAGTGTGACTTTGACCGATGTATTGGAGTGATACCATAAAAAGATAGGTAAAATAAATAAAACTAACCTGAAAGCTCCCCACGAGGAGGAGCTTCACAGCTTAGCTCAAGTTGTAGAGCAATGCGACACTGTCATCACTTCCAGCCTTATTACAAGCAGAAGAGAATCCGAGGTAGTAGTACCCAACGATTTGCCATCCCTTAGCAGGGATACGGACAAGCTCGATAGAGTATTCCTTTGCATGTCCCCATTGGAGGTCATACTTGTCGAAAAGGATGATTTGTCCTTTTGTGTTATTTGCTGGAGTACCAACATCGACCTTACCAGCCGTGTTTGCTTTTCCAAGATAACGATCAACGATAACATCATATCCGAGGAATGATGGGACTTTTCCAGAAATAACTGTAGAGCCTGCACCATTGATATATTGCTGTTTGAATTCGTCGACACCGAGAGCGAGTGAGTGAGAGAATGTACCCATGAGCCATGCGAGGTCACGATTAGCATTTTCACCGATTGCACGCTGTGCTGTGAGGAAGTCTGCAAATGCGAGAGTTCCACCATCAGCAGTAGAAGAAGCAGTGAAAGCTGTTTTTCGAAGACCATCACCAACAAGGAAATGCTCTGTACCTCCTGGAGTACCATCAATATGATTGATGTTTGTCGTAGCGCTTGTCACAGTATCACCATTGATGAGGGCTGAGACAGTAGTACGAGAAGCAGAATCAGCGAGTTTTCTCTGAATAGTAGCGAGGATATCGACTACATTCACATGGACAGCTTCTTCATCAGTGACAGTCACTCGGAAAGCGAGTTTCTTTTGTGTGACAGTGACTTTTCCAGTTGCGAGAGTACCACTAGAAGCATTGACAGAAGTGAGAGTATCATCTGTGCTTTCTGCTTCGAGTTTATGTAGACCGAGTTCTCCAATGACCGGTACTTCCATCACCTTGTCCATGTTTCGACCATGAAACGCTTTGAATTGAGCGAGTGTAGGATTGATACGAGGAGCGAGGTCGAGGAAGTCAGTAGTCTGGACAGCACCAGGGACGAGCTCAGCACCAGCACTAGTATTGGTAGTGTGTACGAGTTCGTTTGCCTTGTGTTCCATCTGTGCCTGCTTCATTTCAGAAGCCTTGCCAAAATCAAATTGGCTTTCACTTGCACCCTCAGATTTGAGAGTCAGTGCAATTGCTTCAATCATCTCGTCATTTGTCGAGATTCCTTTTGCAACTGAGTACGGAGCGATTTTGCCCATAAAAAGAAAAGATAAAATATAAAACTATGCCACGATTCCTAGATCGGCGTATGTGAGTGGTCGATGTGCTCGACTACCAAACATCTTGCGCTCCGGGAATACTTCTTGAGAGAGTGCTGTATCGATTTCAGCGATTTTCTCTTCGAGCGCTGTGCATTTATCAGTCAGAGTCATAAGCTCATTTGCTGACTTTTGCTCCATCGCTTCTGTGAGATTCTTTATCGCCTCTGCGACTGCACTATCTACGAGGGCTTTCACCTCTTCCTCTGTCATACCTTTTGGCGTTTCCTCAGGTGTCTCTTCTGGAGTTTCCTCCGCAGGTACAACCTCGGGCACGACTTCTGGTACAACCTCGGGCTCTTCGTCGGCTTTCACGACCTCGCTTTTATCAGGTGCAGAAGTTTCCTCAGGAGTATCCTCCGTAGGTGCAGGGCTTTCACCTGCTGGTGTTTCAACTTCTGTCTCTTGATTATTTGATTCGTCGGGAGTTTCTGGAGTCTCCACTTCTCATGGCTCTCATTTGATAGATGCGAGCAAGTCTTTTTTCTCCATGTCGAAGAATTTTTTGACTGAATTGATAAATGCAAAAGGATTCATCGGTGTCGCTACGACTGAGATTTCTACGAGGTCAATTTTCTTGATAACACGGACCGATTCATTATTCCACATGTCATCGACATCGTATCCAGCAACGAGACCAGTAGTCGAATTGTATATGACGACACCTTGCCCATTCTCGACCTCCCACTCCTCGACTCGATATCCGATAGAGAGTCCTCGGAGTGCTCCGTCTTTGATTTTTGCAATACATTCATCTGTATCAAATTTCACTTCACCCTCTACGAGAAGTCCATTTGCGTCGATAGTCATCACTGGCCAGTCGCCTATCACTTTCTCATGGTCGTGACCGAGAAGCATAGGGATAGGACTCTTTGACGCTCTATCTCGTACAGTTTCTGTGAATGCCTCTGGCAATACTCTATCACCTCCTCGGTCTACATCTTTTGTCGACGCATAGCCATTGATGGTCAGAGTTGCCCCTTTTTCAGACACACCTTTCATTTTTGTCTGAAAATAATTGATTTGCTTCATAGGTAGTTTTATGATTAAACATACCTAGTGTACCACCTACAAAGAGTTTTTAGAGCGTACTTTTTGGAAGAGTTTTTTTATTTCAGTTGTACGCATTCATCGTACATCCCATCGCATAAGACCTTTTTTTATACCAACGATTTGATGAGTCGAAGTACAGCGACAATTTATATCGTGATCACTTGGTGCGTAGTCGTCACCAGTACCAGAGAAGTTTTCATCGAAAGCAATCGTACCATCTCTCTCATTCTGTGCATGTGTGTCTCTGACCTTTTCATCACGAGAAGTCGCCCATTGTTTTTCCAGGACATAGCCCTCTTTTGTGAGTTCTCTGCCGGGCTGGTGATTCGCCCATCCATAGGCACGACCAACTTCATTGATAGCGATGAGCTTTGCTCTCGTCTTTCAGAAGACAAAAGGGTCAGCACCTCTAATTT